TTGATACCCTTCCAGCTGATGGTCTACTACGTGATGCCCCTCGCCCTGTTTTCGAACGGGTTCTATGAGGAAGTCTTGTGCTTACTGCTGGCCGGCAATACCAACATCGCTGAAGCCATCCGGGCCAGCCATGCCAACCGCGAATTGATCCGCGACTACCTAAAGTGAGAGGCAGTTCACAAACGGACTGCGCAAGGGCTATGGATTTCTAACCATCCAATTTGATTGGGTTCGAATCCCGCTAGCCCGACCGTTACAGCCCCGGAATCTCGCAAGAGTTTCCGGGGCTGTTCCCATTTCTAACCAAAGTGTTCCCAAGCTCTATTAAACTGGGCACATGGCTAGTCTCATACCCCGCAAAAACGCGAAGGGGATCATCACTTCCTATCAAGTGAAATGGCGCGTAAATGGCAAGCAATCAAACATGTCTTTCGATACAGAGCGCGATGCGATCAAGTACAAGAACGTGCTCGAAGCATGCAATCACGATCAGACCAAAGCCGAGCGCCAGATACTTGCCGAGTTCTCTGATAGCCCCAAGATTCGCGACGTTGCCGATACCCACCTCAAGCGCCTGAGTGACATAAGCGTCCACTCCATGCACACATATGAACGCATGCTGGTCAACCACATAAACCCCACGCTTGGCGACATGCCAGTGAACCTTCTCACTGAGGAGGACGTAGCTGAGTGGGTGCAATACATGCGAGGCAAGGACCTCTCACCCAAGACGATTGGGAACGTGCATGGCTTCCTGTATTCCATCGTCAAAACGGCCCAGTACAAGAAGTACCGCGCCGATAACCCATGCGAGCACACGAGGCTTCCGAAGGCAGACCATACCGAGGATAAGGCCACGTTCCTCACAAAGTCGGAACTTGCCCTGGTCCTCAAGCATCTAGATCGGCACTTCCATCCCCTAATCCTGTTCCTAGTGGGAACGGGACTCCGGTTCAGTGAGGCCACGGCCCTGATCCCGGGCGACTTTAGCGATACCGGGGGCGAGTACACGGTACGCGTCACTAAGGCCTGGAAGCGCGACGACAAGAACGGGCGCACCATTGGCCCACCAAAGACCGAGCAGGCGCGCAGGACGGTTCCGATGGACTCGGCCCTAGCCCGAGCCGTTGCGCCCCAGGTGCAGGCGTGTGCGGCCGATAGGCAAGTATTCCGAATGAAGGCCGGGGGAGAGGTAACTACGCAGGCACTCCACAACAAGGCGTGGAAGCCGGCACTGAGGGCAGCGCAGGCGGACGGCCTCAAGAAGTCCCCGCGGATCCACGACCTGCGTCACACTTACGCCTCATGGATGCTGGCGGGCGATCCACCTTCAACAATGTTCGACTTGTCCCGGCTCATGGGCCACCAGTCGATCAACACCACATCGAAGATCTACTCGCACCTGATGCCCGAAGCGCTCAAGCGTGGGGCACTAACGATGGGCGCCGCGATGGGCGGCCTGTTCGACATCGAGTCAGTGAAGGTGATTCCCGAGAAGAAGGTGGATGCCATCGAGCCCTAGCCTTAACGAACGAATGCGCCCCACCTCGAAAGGTGGGGCGCAAAGTGTTCAGTTGCTCAGTGCCGTGTTGATGAGCTTATTCAGTTCGATGCCTGCTTGATAGGGATCGCTGACTTTTGCGCTAACAGTCCACTTGCCGTTGACGAGCATGTCTTCGAAGTACGTTTCATATGCGTCGTCACCGAGATGCAGGCGCAAGAATTCATTGAATCGGTCCCAGCATTTTTGCACTGGATCGTCATGGAATTTGTGTCCTTGCTTGAGCGTGTATCCCACGAGTCGAAGTGAGTCTCGTAGTTCGGCTCTCTGCCATTCTCCAAGGTTTCCTGGTGTTGGTTTGATCGCGGTCTTTTGGTCGGTCGAAGACTTTGCCATTGCGTCGTCTGGGCTTTGCTCGGACGTGAAAGGGGTGTCGGATTTATTCGACGTGGAAGACTGTGGTGTGATCACACCAGTGTAAGAAGTTGGGTGTAGTTCAGTGGGTATAGTTACTGCCGCATCCGTACGGCTACCTAGCCGCATGGGTGCGGCCACCTCATCGGGATCAACTTCGATCACATCTGGGATCTGTGGCGCGTTCGGATTTGCCGTAATCAGCGTGTAGAGGTTGGAGTAGTTCTCTTTGGAGTCCCTGCGAGTTCGGCGAGAAACCTTGAGGGCACCGACCTTGACCAATTCCTTGGCGGTTCGGTCGATCGTATCTACACTCTTGCCAAGGTCTTCGGCCAGTCGAGTGCGCGCCGGGAATGCTTGACCGGTGTTATTGTCCGCATACTTCGCAATCACGGCGTAGAGGTGAATTGCAGTGCTACTGATTCCGGAGAATATAACCCAGTGGGGAATGATTGAGAATCGATTGTCTGCGCTGAAACGTGTATTGTTATCCATATCGGACACCTGTCTAAAGTTGGTCTGATCACGCCCTCGGAATGTTGCAAGCATTCGCGGGGGCTTTAATATTTCTATTCTACCTTGTTAAGCACCGATAGCCCCCGAACCGTTTGGTTCGGGGGCTAGTTTTATTCGGTGCGGCTGGTCGACTCGTGCTCGCCACTGATCGGGTAGCCGTCGGTTGCCTCGTGGCGGCCATTCGATTCAACATAGACAGGGCTCTTGGCAGATCCGAGCAGGATGCGAGTCAGCCAGTCCGGCAGTAGTGGTTCCAGCCAGCGCCACAACGCGTACCAGCCGCCAATGATGACCGCGGCAATGACCGGCACGGCAAAGTCACCATAGGCCAGCAGATCGGCACGCAGCGGCTCCAACACCGGCAACAGGGTTAGCGCCCAGCCGATGACAGAACCCCACAGCGCGGGGACGATGGTTCGAAGAATGCTTATGAGCATGAGCGTTTCCTTACTTGGTGCCGCGGTTGGCGGGGAGGTTGAGATATCCGATTTCGGCGCGGACGGTCAGCGCACCGCGCTTGCCATCGGCCTTGCCGTTGTAAAGACGCTTGCCGTTCGCGTCCTCGGTGTCGTACAGCTTCCGCTGGAGAGCCTTGATGGACTCGTTGGAGAAGTCGCCGTCAATGCGCCACTTGCTGGTGTCGTAGTAGCCGCGTCCGGTGCGCGGGTCTTCGAGTTCGGAGAGCCACGTCTGGAGGTTCTTGCCGAGTGACTTGTCGGTGTAGTCGATGGCGGCCATGAGGTCGCGCCATGCCTGGTCTGAGGCCTTGGTGTGCGCGTCGGTGACGGGCAGGGGCTTGTTGGGCCATGCGCCTGTCGCGGGCTTCGGGGCGATCGGCTTGGGCTTCGATGGGGTCGCGGGCTTCACATCGCCCACGGTGCCGGAGTTGGGGAGCTTGCCGGCGCGGATCAGGTTGGCCACTTCCTTGATCTTCGCGTTGCCGCCTATCAGCTCGATGTGCATGCCGTCCGGGCGGGACCACTCGCCGCCCCAGCGTGCAGCGCCGCGCACGTCCTTGATGATTTGTCGGATACGCGCAATCTGTGCCGCGCTGAATGCGCGGGTGATGGGGACGCCGAGACCGTTCTTGGGTGCGTTGAAGTCGAACGCTGTGCCCGTAGCGTGCTCCGACCACACGTTTGTGTAGCCACGGACGGGACGTGGGTTGTGGCCCCACGAGTGGGCCTTGATGATCTTCTCGACCTCGTTGTTGATGCGTCGGGCGATGTAGTCCAGGACAACGAAGTGATCGCCGCCGCGGACCTTGCCGGTGACCCATGGGAAGTCAACGAGGTTCAGGTTCGAGTAGGACTTGTAGACGTCCCATCCGTTTCGGGTTATGGCCATTGGGTGCCTCCAGGGCATGAAAAAAGCACCCGGTGTGCGGGTGCTTGGGTTTGCGAGTGATTGGTGGTTTAGCGTTTGCGGTGTTGCTCTCGGAAGATGGTCCAGCCGATCCACCAGACGGACCCGATGAGCAGGACGTAGAGCGTGAGGTAGACGTGTGCGCGGCCGGGGAACTCCGGGAAGAAACTGCTCGCGGTCGCCAGGCCGGTGATTGCCGACTGGGTGGCCAGCAATCCCATGAGTGCGCGTCCAGCCGCGTGCTGCCGCCACACCCCCCGAGTGATCACATGCCAGCCGATCATCACGCCAACGGTAGATAGGCACATCAGCAGTATCAGGATCCCGGTCAAGGGCTGGATAGTCATAGGGGCCTTTCCCGGAATGCCTTGGACAGGCTCTCGCTGAAATGGTTGCGGTGATTGATCTGCTCAAGCTTCACTGATTGCTTCTCGGCGTCCGCATATCGATCTAACGCGGCCTTGTGGTCAACCCGTGCTTCGATCTTTGCCGCCAACGCGTCCTTCGCATCATCCGGGCACGGCCGGAAACGGCGCATCCACCTCATGAGCCATCACCGTCCCGCGCATCCTGAACGGCACCCATGACCTTGATGACGGACTCACCGACCATCGTTTGCTTCTCGATGGTGCGAGCCTGGACCGCATTGGTTTCTTTCAACGTTTCCGCCGCATCCCGCCAATGCTCTTTGGCTTTCACCATTACGTCGTAGATGTTCTTCGGAACGAGACGGCCAGTAAGAATCAGCCAGATGGCGAGCATGAGGAGTCCGTACGGGGTTAGCCCTCCGAGGGATTGCCAGGGGATTTCTGCGAGCATCGAGTCACCGCCTTGGATTCGGGCATGGGTGCCTTTCGGGAGGAATTGGGCTCCGTGTGGAGGGCATAAAAAATGCGCCTCCACACGGGGCGCTTGGGTTGGGCTATTTGCCGGCTATGGCAGGGTCCGGTTCATGGGCCAGATTAGTGTTCCGTTTACCACGTCATCAGTGACCCCGCCATAGACGCTCATGCCCCCGGTGTAGTTCAGGTTGAGTCGGCGCGAGTCCGTCCCGGCTGATCCAAGGGCTAGATTCTCGTTGACCTCTCCAGCATTGATTCCATCAACACCGGGAGCCCAAGGCTTCAGAGAAGGGCTATTGTTCGGGAGCAAGTTCACGGTTCCGGATTTGGCGAGCTTGACGTTGTTCATGGTGATTGCGTTCCACCCGTTTTTATGTTGGAACGTTATTGTGCCTGATGAGATGGAGCCTGCGGCAACCAGCGAAGTGATGTCCTGCACGCCCGTATCCCGCGTAGGACTTGCCGACAGTGGACGCACGAGGGCTTCCATGTTCTTGGTGTAACCCAAGGTGTTCAGGTGCGTTCCGTCTGCGTTGTAGGCTGGCGTGATCGTCTCATCATCGGTACTGATGGATGTGGCGAATGCAAACACGTCGCGAGCACCACCGGGCAATGTGCGTAGCCAGTTGTTGTACAGGCGGCGCACCGTCTCGTTGACGCTGCCCGGAGCCCATCCATCACGCGGCATAATGTCCGCGAGGTAGATGTTTGGGCTGATTCCTTGGATAGTCGGCAACAGGGCGAGGAACCGGGCCTGCATGGTCGCTAGGTCGGTAGCATCGGCCAAGTCATTTGACCCCAGCCCCCAGAGAATCGAATCAGGCTTAGCCAAGTTGGCCCAGCGGGTCACCTTGCCCGGGTTGACTGCAATCATCCCGCTCATCGAATCACCGGATGCGGCCAAGTGGTATGGCAGTGCGCCGGTCTTGCGGGCGTACTGACTGATCACCGAATCGTAGACAGGAAGCGTCGCCCCAACACCGCACGACAGGGAGTCGCCCAGCATGCCCACGACCGGGGTGGTTGCCGGGGTTTCAGCTTCAATCCACACATCGAACCCTGCCGAGATAGCGCGGGTCACCGTTGGTGCGGTCAATGCCGCGTCGGCCGGTGTCGCGGACTGCCACGAGCCACCCACCAGTGCATAAGGCGCTGCTGGTGCGGTGTACCCGTAGGACAGCAGGTAATCACCTTGGCCAATGGGCGAATTGAACCATGCTGACACCCACTCGGAACCGTCTTCCGGGGTAGCGAATCCTCCACGTAGCTGTGTCGGTGCTGCGGTAAATGCTCCATTGCCCGCATGCTTGCCCAGCCACAGGCCAGTGAAGTTCACGGCGCCTGTTCGGATGAGCCCTAGTCGCGGATTCCAGTTGCGGATGTGCACGCGGAACCGCGGAATAGGGGCTGCGAAAGTCAAGGGGAATCGAACACACCGGGTAGTCGGCGCATCTGCACCCGTCTGCCCCAACGTCAGAGCCAACGGGACGACCTTGAACCCGGAACCGCCCGGGGTCGCGGAAATAGACGCCTTGGCCGCCGCCACCGCATCGGCCGCCACCGCATCGGATGGACGGAAGAACGCCCAAGCGCCCCAGACAGTGTTATACCGGGAACGCATAGCCCACCCCGTGGCCCACCGCTGAGACGGTATGACTATCTGCGTAATGTTGGCATCATTCGCAGATTCAGGAAGAACCCGCACATTCCCGTAGGCAGGGAACGGCCAACCCTTCTCTGGCACCGCTTCGGCATTAGTGCGGACCCAGTAGTTCCCCGGCGCGGTGATCGTGTCAAGGTGCTCGGTGGTGAGCTGGGTGCCGCGGGTGCGGGCGTCCGCTTCTTTGGTCAGTGCCAGGTCCGCAGAGAAGGCCATGGCCTTGAGCAGGTCGGCCAGCGCGGAGGCCGATGTGGTGTTCTTGATGTCGTCACCGGACGCGGGGAACAGGAGCCCATTGGGTGTGTAGTCGGGCAAGGGTGCCTCCTTGGGCAGGACGAATACCCCCTCACCATTCGGCAGGGGGTATCCGTGGATGCGGTTAGATGTTGGTGTTGAAACCGGCGAACGTTTGCGGCTTCGGGCCCAGCGCGTCCCATTGCTGGAACGTCACCTTGGAGCCGGGCATGGCCGCGTTGAACTCCGCGAAGGTCTGGAACGTGGAGGTCGCCGTGATGATCCGCACGGATAGCGACTGGGCGAACGTTCCGCCAGTACTGTTGCTGATCCCCACGATGAGCGCGGTGATGTTGATGCCCATGAGATCCGGGGAGTCGATGGTGATCACGTCCCCGAGCTGCAACCGCGGATCGTAAACAATCTCCAACCCTGTGATCGTTGGCTTCGGCGTTGCGGTCTGAGACTGCAAGTAGGACGCGTACCGGTCCAACATTTCGGTGCTATCCGTGCGGTTGGCCCAGTATCCCGCGTCATGCACAAGCGCCGGACCAGGACCGCCAGCACCCGTCGCGGTGACTTCCTCATCCATCCACTGAACTTTCCCGCGACCCACAAGCCGGGGAAGGTCCTGGTTGCGGTTCTTCGGCCACAGGGTGGCGGCGGTGGGCGAGGTGGCCACGACCCCCTCCACATCCGAGGGCCACGTTCCGGCCATGTACTTGACCAGGAACTTTTGCAGGCCCACGGATTGCGTGGTGATCGTGCAAGTCAGGCCGGCAACGGTCGTTGTTCCGCCGTCCGCCGAGTAGTACAGTCCCGTGGCTGAGTAGGAAGGGTTGTTGTACGACCCCCAGATCCCGCCGGATCCGCCAACTTCGATGAAGTCTCCCGAGGGGTTGATCCAGTCCTCATCAGATTCGGGCTCCAGCACGATGGTGAGTTCGTCGCCGGACTTCATCGTGTCGCCGCCGCCACGAGCCAGCACGAGGTTCTTCCAGCGGCCCTTGGTGATGGCAGGCTTTCGTCCGGTTACCCGAACGCTGGACGCCGAGGCGAGTAGTCCGTCTTCCCAGTCCAGGGACAGGATGTCGTTCAGCGTGGTGACTGTGCGAGCGGTCGCCTTGCCCCGCAGGGTGTCTGATGACGCCCAGCGCATAACGCCCAACTCGTCAATCCACATGCCCGCGAGTACGGAACCGTTGATTTCGTCCAGCAGGTCATCGGCGCGCCCCCCCTCAATAACGGGTGCGGCGTCCAAGATTCCTGCGAGTTGCAAGCTGGTTGTGTCCAGCACGGCGGACGGGATCCAGCGAGTGGAAAAGTGGTCGTGTGAGGCGATGGCAGGGTGGCTGACCTGCAAGCCCGCGACGCTAGAGTTCGCGCCGGCGCTTAGCCGCACAAGTGACATTGCGGATCCGGATGCGGTGAACGCCCCGGATGCTTCCGCACCGAGCTCGGTGCGCAGGGTGATCGCGCCGCCTTTGGCGAGCATGCTCACCAGTGTTGCCGCGCCGAGGCTGACCCGGCAGACTTCCGCCCCGTTCTTCAGGGAGATGGCGACACGGGCGCTGTTCACGGAAAGCCGTAAGTGGTCGGTCGCGCTGCCATAGTCCAGGAACACATCAGTGGTGGAAGCGTGTCCGGGCGCAACCATCAGCGTCAGTTGCGTGGCAGCACTCATCGTCTTAGTGGAGGCGGGCAGCCATGAAGCCGTGCCATCCCTCGCACCCAGCCCCCACGGCGTGACCGTGTTGGCGAAATCGGTAGACGATTTCAGGTTGCCGTAGTGCGGCCAGCGGGAACCCTGCAACGGAACATAAAGTGCGGCATCGTTCTCGCGGCGCGGCGTGCAATAGAAGCCCGCCGTCCGTAGCGCCCGATCCACATAGTAGAGCGGGTGAAGCCCTGCCGATCGGTACGGCTCCGAACCGTCCGATGCCAGTGGTGGCATGACCCGCAGCATTGCCGCGTGGGAAACAGGGACGGACAGCTTGTCATAGTCGTCAATGAGCGTGGATTGGAAGCCGCCGCCGATGCTTCCGGTGGTACGGTCAATGACGCCGTGAAACTGCTTCCACTCCGTCGTCCCGTCGCCCGCGAAGATCTCCACCCGGTCACCCTTGGACGGGATCCAACCAGTGGACTTGTTCCACGGGTTGGATGACCCGTCGTCAAGGTTGGACTCGGCCGCCCACTCAATGGTCCCAGTGGCCTGCGTGATGCCCGAGACGGAGACCACCTGCGCGGGCAGGTCGCCGGACAGCTCCCGGTCCACGGACCATTTCTTGTGCGGACGCTGGACACCGTTCACCAGCACGCGGGAGGTGTACGCCTTCACATCGGAATCAACGAGTGTTCCTGCCTGCATTTAGCCCACCTCCGTAACCGTGAATCCAAGATTTGAGTACCGGCCGCCGCGGGGATCGCGGGAGGCCATGACCAGGTCGCGGGATGCGCCGTGGATGACTGCCTTGGGGCAGCCCTGCCCGTCCGCCCACGGCAGGAGGGCGTCAGACCAAGTAAGGGCCGGGCGTGCCGCCTGCGTGGCGCCGATGGCCAGCACTCGGCACGAGACAGCATTCGCCGGAGCCAGTGCCGTCACCCATGACCGGGTGGCCGTGCCCGCGTTCCCGAGCACCGTCGAATTGAACTGGGAGATCAGCGCATCCGCGGCAGTGTAGAACGCGATCCGGCAATAGCCACCCGCCCCCACCAGATGGACCGACCCCGTCACCGGCTGCCCAGGGAGCACTGGAACCTGCTCACCGGGAGCCGAAGCGCCCGGGCCCTGGGTGCCGAAGAAGATGTTCGGGGAACCGTTCGCCACATACGAACGCCCCGCCCACGCCCCGCCCACCAGCAAGGGTGCACCCATGCTGACAACGCCCCACTTCTCGGCGGGGTCGCATGCCGACACCCGCGGGGAAAGCATGTTGGTCCCCGGCGCATCGGCCGAGACCCAGATGAACGGGCCGTTGCCCCACTCGCCGTTGATGAACGCCATGACCGCACCCACCTGATCCGGGGTGGAAGCATCCGAGAGCTGGGCAGACCACGTACGGCTCGGTGATCCCGGGACCACTTGCGCCTTGCGACGGCCGCCCAGCGTGGTGCCGAACGATGTTAGATCCTCGGCCTGCACCTGCTGCGAGGACGGGCATTTGAGTTCAGCCATCCGCCCGAGTTGGCCCAAGTAAACCGACAATGAAGCCTCCTAGGGCATGAGTGTTGCGGGCCACGAATGGCCCGCCACACGATTTGTTAGCGCCTGCGCGCTTGCTGGTTAGCCGCTTGCATCACACCGTAGAACTTGCGGCCGTCGATATTGACGATGGGCTGGTAGCTGGCAATGGCACCGGCCACCGCGTCGGCGATGGCCTGAGTGTCCACGCCGCCACCATGAGCCGGTTGCGCGGCGTACCGAGCAACCTCAGCCGATGGCGGGATTGAGAAAGCCGGCTGCATATCGAACGCAGCCTCACCAGCCTTCCCGAGCCCAAACATTGCTGACTCAAGCTTGTGCCGGTTCCGATCCACGCCCAGCACCGAACCGTCCACCGCATCGCCACCAGCAATTGCCAGCGTGCGCGATGGTGAATGCATGTCCAAAGACTTACGGAACGCTTTCTCGCCCTTCTTGCCCAGCTGGTAGAAAGCATCCTCGACAGTCTTGGTCTTCGCTTCAAGCCCCTTCACGAGCCCGTCAGCAGCATCCAGCCCGCCCTTGTACATTGACTCGGTGACGTACTGGCCAGCCTTGCCCGAGGCGGTGTCCAGGCGCTTGTAAGCACCGACGATGGAAGACTTCTCGCCCTTGGTCGCGTTCATCAGCACGCCGGCGACAATCGTGCCGTCCGTCGTGCCCAATCCCGCGACTTCCTGGATGATCGTCTCGCCGTAGCCCATCTTTCGGAGCTTGTTCAGCCGGCCCGCGAAGATCTCGATGTTGCGGGCCATCTTGTTCGCCCGCTGCCCAATACTGCCAGCCGTGACCGGTGCCGCCCCAAGATCCCTACGCGCATCGCCAAGCATTCCCGACAACGAGAACTCGCCACGCAGATCCCCGGCCACAGAATCCCGAACCGAACGCAACTCATCAGCCTGCTTCGTGGCAGACTCCAGAGCAACCTTCAACCCCTCAGACTTCTTCGTCAGGATCGTCAAGGACTTCTCAAGTGCCTTCGCATCCCGAGCCAATCCCTGCCGCTTGCTCTTCGAATAGTCCTTGTTCCGGGATGCGTCGTAGAGCTTGTCAATCTGCCCAAGACCGGATCCTGACGTGAACGCATCGGTGATATTCCCGCGGCGCAGATCCGTACCCAACTCCCGGCGCGAATCAGACAGGCGACCCTGACGGGCCTTCTCATCCTCGGCCGCCTTCTTGCGGGCGGCCTCGGCCTTGTCGGCCGCTTTCTTTCGCTCCGAAGCGGTCTTCTTGGCGGCGGCTTCGGCTTTCTTGTCGCCCGCCTTGATCGCGGCAAGTTCCTTCTTCGCGTCCTCGTACGCCCACTTCGCAGCAAGCTTCCGAGGCCGGTTATCTTTCTTCCCGTCGATCTTCTCGTACGCCCGCTTGAGGCCGGTGACCTTCTTCTCAGCAGCGCCAGCACGACCGCCCTTTGCATATCCCAGCATGCTCTTGAGCTGCTGGACCCGAGGGTCATCCTCATTGATCATCTTGAGCAGGCCGTCATGCTTATCCGATGATCTGCGATTGATTACCCATTCTCGGTCGTCGACCCTGACATGCGGGATGCCATCGGCATTGACTCCCATGACCTTGTCGGTTCCGAGGCCCGTGCGAGGAACCCGGCCGCCGGACGCAAGCCCTTCGACTCGCCCGCCGGCAGCCTTGCCACCAGGCATGACCGATAGTGCCGCCTTGAATGGCGTTCCATGGGTTTGGTAAGTCGCGTTGATCGTTACAGACTTGCCCTTGATGGAATTGATGGCGTTTTGTACGGCATTCACGCCGTTCTCGCCCACGTTGACGGTTGCCGATCCGTCTTTCACGCCACCGATCTTGCTTTGAACGATGGAAACGGTTCCGTCTTCGCCAACAAGGATCTTCGCGTCACCATCAGTAACGCCATCGATCTTGCCTTGAGTGGTTAGAACCGTCCCTTCGTCGGTAACTTCCACGCCAACCGTCTGACCCTTGATGGCGTCAATCTGTCCCTGAGTCAGCGCAACAGTGCCATCTTCGGTGACCAGCACCTTGATTTCAGTGCCATCAGGGATGGCCAAGACTTGCCCAGTGATCGCTTCGGCCATACGCAACGCTTCGTCGCTCATCCATGTCTTGATGTCAACGCCATCGGGGATCTGCAAGGCCTCACGCGCCAACCCGGTCGCAGCTTCCTTGCTGACATCGAAACCGCGAGCAGTGTCATATGCAGCTTTGTAGGTGGATTCGAGCTGTGCCTGAACATCCTTCTGCGACTTCGTTGTATCGTTCGCAAAAGTGGAAGCTACAGACAAGCCTTCCCGCACGGTCCCGTTGAACAGTTCCAGCGCAGCCTTGCCACTGTCAGTGCTCTCATTGAAATCAGTCATGCCCTTGTTCAGTGCGGGGCCGAGCTTGCCTTGCTCCTTGGTGACTTCCTTGATCTTGTCGCCCATGTCGCGCAGGCTGTCGGCCCACCCGAACGCTGCTTCCTTGGAAGACATGACGGCAAGACCAGAAGCGAACAACGCGTCCGTGTATGCCGCCAAGCTTGACACTGTGCCGTCAGCAGCAAGGCCAACTTCTTCCAGCGCTTTCGCCATATCGTCACTCGGCACAAACGCCTTAGCCAGGCCACCAGCTGCCCCGGAAGCGGCATTCAGTCCAGTGCCAGCATTGACGGCCTCGGCAGCCACTCCAGCCAATGCGTCGGCGTAGCCGGGGAACATTTCCTTAGCCTCTTCAAGGCTTCGACCCTGCTCAACAAACTTCGCACCAATGCCATCGAACGCATCCTTAGCCCCCGCGACATTCCCGCTATTCACAAGATCAGCAAGTGAGTTATCGATACGCCCAAAAGCTTCCTCGGTGATTGCCAAGGAGCCCTTCACGCCAGTGGTGGAGGTGACAAGGTTTTCACCCCAGTCGTTAAACTTTTGACCAGCAGTCTTGTTGAACGTTCGGTCAATTGCGCTGCCGAGGCTGTCAATGTCGCCAGTGATACCTTCGCCAGACTTGTTCTTGAATAGCCCGTCAAGCGCATCCCCGGCGTCAGGCGCACTGCTGATGATCTTGGCCATAGCCAGATCGACGCGGCCCATGCCATCGTCAATCTGGGACATGTAGGATGCTTCGGCCAGCTTTGCAATGGCAACAGTAACGGCCCCAATGGCGATAGCCGCACCAGCAAACTTCGCAAACTTCTTCGCGATGCCCGGTGCAGCGTTACCAAACTTCTCCATCTTCCCGGTCAGGCCAGGAAACTCAAGGCCCAAGGCCCTGAGCCCTCCCACCGTGGAAGTGAACGACCCAATCATCTTCATGCCCACGCCAGCAACCAACGCGCCAACACCAAGGAACCCGGTCATGACAGTCAGGGCGCCCGCGACAGGTGCGGGGATCTTCGAAAATGCTGTAGCAATACCAGCAGCACCATCTGCGATACCAGCGACTATTGGCAGCAGTACACCACCAGCGGTGATCGCCGCGTCCTGGATGCTCGACCATGCGGCCTTGATCTTCGACTCGGTAGTGCTGTATCGCTTGTCTGCTTCTTCGAGCAGAGCGTTGTTGGCCTCAAACTCCACATTGCCCTGTGCCATAGCATCGCCCATGATGCCAGCGGCGGACGACAGGCGCAGTAGCGCGTCAGCTTCACGGATGCCAGTAATGCCAAGGTCTGTCAGGATGGCGTTCACGGATTCACCGGATTCACCAGCCTTGCCGAGCCCGCCGACAAACGCCTCAAGAGCTCCTGCCGCGTCATCCTTCCACAGCGTGGAGAATTGCTCAGCGGACATGCCCGCAACTTCGGCGAACGAGTCAAGGGCCCCACTGCCAGAATCGACAGCCTTGCCGATTTTCTTCATAGTCGTTGACATGGCGGTGCCTCCAGCCTCGGACTCAATGCCAACCGAGGACATAGCAGCCGATAGGCCGAGCACTTCACCCTCGGAAAGGTTGATCTGCCTACCAGCGCCAGAGAGCCGCATGGACATGTCCAAGATTTCGGCTTCAGTCGTGGCGTAGTTGTTGCCCAATCCAACAAGTGTTGAACCGAGGCGGTCAACATCAGATGCAGAGGTTCCCATAATGTTGGAGAAACGCGCCAACCCTGTTGCGGCCTCTTCGGCTGATAGGTTGGTTGTTTCCCCAAGGTCAATCATCGTCTTCGTAAAGCCGACAACATCACCGGTCTTGATGCCCAACTGCCCAGCGGCCTCGGCGACCGCGGCAATCTCAGTATGGGTAGACGGCAAGGTCCGGGCAAGCTCACGCAAGCCATCCTCAACCTGCCCCAACTGCTCCGGCGTGCCATCAACAGTCTTCTTGACGCCGGTCCACGCCGACTCCCAATCAATGGCAGCCTTCGTTACCAGACCAACGCCAGCGGCAGCCGCCGCACCACCAACCATGAGGCCCGTGGAAACCTGACCCCACGCCTTCTCATGCATGTTCGCAACACGGTTCAGCTTGCCAATTCCAGAACTAGCCTTGAGCCCCGCCGCTTCAGTCTCCTTGGCAGCCTTGCGAGCAGCCCCAGCAGCAACAAGCATGTCCCGCTTGAAAGCCCCAACCTCAGCCTGCAACGTGAGCTTTACGGTCCTTGACATATGGCCTCCAAAAAGAATGGCCTCCGATAGGATCGAAGGCATGACAACACAAAAAGAAACAGCGGATCAGAAGGCCATCACCAAGACCGGGAACGCGACTTACGCGCTAGGCAGCTTCCTCACCGTCGCCTGCGCCGCACTAGGCATCGTCGCGGCACTCAACGGAGGGAACTTGCTCTTACTGCTGGGCGTGCCAGTTGGCATCCTGCTCATGCTGCTAGGCCGATTCCAGAAAACAGCCGCAATCGCCCAAGCAACCTATGAAGCCGGCCTTGATAAATGAGTACTGAGAAGTAGCGCCTGTGAATGCTTACGCTGGTCAAAGTCCTCACGAGCCATTGCCGCCGATGTGGTCTTGTGACAGCGCGTCGGAGGATCAGTTTTGAACTTGCCCTCATTCTCCGGATCGGTACACACCGCCATAGGCCCGCCGCATAACGGGCAAAGTAAAGACTCATAGTGAGCGAGTGCCAGCATCTTGTCCTGCTCCAAATCTGACCACTCAGACTCAGCAGGATCGCTCGGCATCCACCCACGAAACTTCCGATGAGAGATGCCGAGCGACCTAGCTACTTCGACTTCGCGGCGGAACCCTGGCTGCTCTTGTATGCGGTGTGCGAAAAAGGGATCTCGTTGACCCCGCCATTCAAGAGGTTCACCGCCACCTGGAATGGGCCATGCTGCGCCTTCGACATGTCGGCCGAAAGTGCAGCCCATTCGGAAGGCCTGAACTGCTGGTCCACGCCCTCGTGATCAGTTACGCGAACAATGGTCACCGGCTTCTCCAGTGACAAAGCCGCATCGAAGATCGTTGACGTGTTGAACCCGTACTCAGTATCAAGTTCGTTATCCTCGCGCGCCGGGTGAGCCTCACCGAGCGCATCCCACTCTGCGCGAGGCAGAGCGCGCAACAGGAACGTCACTGATGCGGCCTTCTGCGCCTCGAACAGCTCAAAGACTTTCTTTTCAGCGGCCGCAACGCCTCCATTCATGCGGCCATCAGTTGCCGACTTGAGCCGCGCTTCACGCAACGCTTCCTCGGCCGCCTCATACTTGGCGAACAGCTCGCCATCAAGGCAAAGGGACACGCGGCGCTCGGCACGCTTGATCGAAATAGCCACAACGGACTCCTAAAGTTTTTGGGGTGGGCTTCAGTGGGGTAAAGCCGTGTGCGCCCTGCACCCCACCAGGGCAGGGCGCACACGAGGACAAAAGGGCGAAGCTAGGCGACGATGGCGACGTTCGACTGCGTACGCTCAGTGATGAACAACTTCTGCCCGGTCTTGAGCATCGAGTTAGCCTCGGGCGGCATGTCGTTGTACTCGCCGGCCTTGATCGGCGTCACTGTCACCTTGTCGCCCACCGCCAGCGGAGTGTCGAACGCCTTGCCGCGACGGACAATCACGTAGTGAACAGAGCCAGGCACCAGAGTGTCCTTGGCCTTGTTTGCCGTGGTCGCATTCGGGCTGTTCGTGTTGTCCACGTAGATCACATCAAGCGAGCGGGACACACGGCCCGGCTGCTCAAACGTTTCCACCGAGCACAAGCGCTCATCAGTGACGACCTGCTGATCCAGGGACGTGGTGTAACCGTCCGAAGTCAAGTAGCAGGAGATGTCCACGACGGTGCCAGCACTCAACTCGGTGAGCTTCGGCTTGGTCGTGTCAGCAATTGCAGGGGCAAGCCAAACGCCAACATTGCCATCTGCGGGAGTTCCCGGAATTTCAGCCATTTACTTGGCCTCCTTGGTTTCTGCCGCCACAGACGGCTTCGACGCCACACCTTTTGATGCAACGAAACTGTGAGCCGGACGCGGAATCGCAACCGGCGGATATGTAGACGGCTTGACCTGCTCAAACAGGCCAGCCTCAATGCGCCAGTCAGAATCCGGCACATCAAACTCATGACGGGTTTCCTTGTCACGAACACGAATGAACGCCACAGGACCACCACCTTTCGGGCATAGAAAAAGCCCCGACCAGAAGGCCAAGGCTTAGGGAATTGTTAGATGGTCACACGCCACTCAAGGATCGTGTAGTGCGGATGCTTGCCACTCATCGTCACATCCGTGTCCTCCCAAATCGGGAAGTCGTCAGGCACACGCTCCACACGAAAACCGCCAATACGAGCCCCCTCAAGGACCGCAACAACAGCTAACGCATTTATACGCACCGAAGTGCTATTCGCGCCCGTGATCGTCGTACGCCAACGCTCCACTCGTGAATGAACCGACCGAGCCAGCGAGCGCTCACCAGCACGCGGAATGAACGACGTAACCAGGACATAAGGGAAAGAAGGTGTCGCCGGAACCGAACCATCATGAACAGGCGCGCCAGACGACAACATAGAAAGCCGAGCCACGAACTCAGAATGAATACTCACAAGCCAGCCACCATCCGCCCCAACGCCTTATCGAGATGCGACTCAAGACCTGGAGCCTCACGCAGCAACGGCCCCTCAAGATCGCCATGACCGCCACCACGACTAGTGCCGAAATAGTAGATATTTCCAAGCGCACCACCACGCTTCGCCTTGTTGGGTCCGACTTCATAAGACAAACCACCAGCACCGTGCGTGGCCTCATAGTCGATCGAGCCAGCCATTCCCTTGAAGTGCGTCGAGCCACTCACGCCGGCAACCAAGTCGTTCTTGATGTTCAACGCACCCTTTTCGAGCACCTTGTCAACATCCAACAACGCTCTCAATGCCACCTTGCCGAGGTCATCACCGAACCTCGCCAAACCATCAGCTCCAGTAATGGAAAAACCAACCACTACTTCACCACCAGTTCCACGTTCCAACGGTCCGCGGTCCGGAAAGTCCCACGAGCCAACTCCACGAGCCGGAACTTGAGGCCAACCAAATCCGGATCCATCGGCGAAGCGGTAATAGTCACCACGTCATCGATTTTGAGTTGCGACGACACCGGAAAGTGCAGCTGCAACGACTCGACAACATACGCATGACCACCAGCCTCCGGAGAGGCGGCTTGGGCTGTCGCGCCTTGGACCTTGCACGCACCGTCGTAGACCTCGACCAAGCCCGGGGTAACGACACCTGTATCAGGATCAGTCACCTCCGGGCCTGGTCGATGAACAGTGCCAGCATCAGTCATCAGGGACTCGGCGGCCTCACGTCCCTGCAGCACGGCGGCCGCGGCAGTGAATGATTCGCCCATTATCCCGGCGCCCCGAATGGCATGATTGTCCAAGCGTCACCAGAAGTGATCGGCAGCAGCTCCGCCCAGTCAAGATCAGAGAACCCCAACACGCCGGAAGATCCGGTCGTGTCCACGGTTTCGGTTCGCGAGTAGTCATCAATGGATACCGTGGACTGGCGCAACCCCTTCGGATTGTCCAGTACGCGCTTCACCACTGCAGTGATAACTCGCTTGATCCTGTTGCCGAAGTTGGGATCTTCCAAGATCCGGTCGTCCACATCGGGGATCCGAAGTCGAATGTCCGACTCCAGATCCCCGATCCAAACGGTGACCGTGTCTTGCTCGGGGACGGTAAGCGTGCGGCCAAGTAGACGCGACTGCACGTCTTGCCATGTAGCTAGTTCAGCCACGACCGCACCACCTTACTTTCGCTGTCGAGTAGTTTTAGGCTTTTCCGGAGTCACCTTGACCGGCTCAACCTTTGCCTCAGCATCGGTCCAGCCCAGGGACAGGTAGTGCGCCGCAAGGTCTCCCTCGCAACGCACCACCGTCCCCTTCGCCGGGTCAGTCAAGCGCGGCATTACGGCGTGACGTTCACGTATTCCACGAACGCCTGCGGGTCGTTGACCAGCCAGCCGTACTCGGCCTCAGCCAAGATGGCAACGAGGTTGTTCTCGAACAGTGAGACGAGCTCGCCATTGATCGTGACCGTGGCCTCGGTGGACACCTTGTAGGAGATTCCGCCAACAGCACCCCACGCGGTCTGCGACCAGTCGCCACCGAATCCCAAGACGGAGCCCGTTGCGTTGTAGACACCTTCGCCGATGAAAGCGGAGCGCCCCAGCAGTCGACCCTGGCGGAATGGGCCGGCGTTCTCAACGACCGGTGAGTCGATGTAGATCGGGCGGCCTGCAGCGTCCACTGCTCCGTTGAGAAGCGGCTCGAAGCGGTCATCCAGCGCGAAGCCGGACAGGCGCTTGCCATCATTCACCAGCAGGGAGAGGCCAGCGTTGATATCGCCGTGGATCCCGCCGGCAGTCTGCACGGACGTACCCAGCTCCACCGACTTCGTGGTCTGAGCAACAAAGGTGCTGAACGGGGATGCGGTGCCATGCAGAGCTGCAGCATCGAACGCGGTAGCGAACGCATCGCCAACCTGATTTTTGATGATGTTCATGTAGTTGCCCGGGTTTGCGCGAACAACTTCGGCGGAGACCACCGCGATGGTCGCGATCTTCTTCGGGTCCATGTTTTTGAGCGCCAGAGCGCCCTTGGACGCGGGCTTCTGCGCGCCTTCCGCAACCCAGCCGGCGGAAAGCTTGCCGGTAACGATGGGGATGGACTGGCCGTTGGCGCCCAGCTGGATCTGCGGCGAAAGCTGCTGGACGGCCGAGGACCGTGCGGCGCGCTCGAAGATTGCCGCCGACTGATCGCGGTTCAGGAAACCGGAAAAATCACCGGTGGTTGTTGCGGCGGTAATCGCCATTTTATGCTCCTAAAAGAGGGGGTATCTAGTTGATACCGAGCTTGCTTTTCAAAGCACCCAACAACGGGTCGCCGTTGAGTGCATGGGCTGCAGGCTTAGCGCCTTGTGATGGATCAGCCCGGGGTGATGTCGGAGTGCTCAGCAGCGCAAGCAGCGAGTCCGCATCGGCGGTCAAGCTGTCTTCGTCGTCGCCGCGCAAGCGGTCCACGAGGTCAGCAGGCAAGCCCTTCGTAAGGGCCACCTTCTGTCGGAGCGCGGTCTGCTCAAGAGCGGTTGCGCGCTTCTCCGCCTCAGTCGCCCGCTGGGTCGCCTTTTCAATGTCGGTCAACTTCTCCGCGTTGATCTGGTCCAGCTGGGCCTGCAAGGCTTTTGTCGCCTTCTCGGCACTGTTTGCGCGGGCACGTTCGGCCTTGAGCGCACTAACCCCGCCGTCGCCAAGTTCCACAGCAGGCTCGCCCTGTGCTGGTTCGAGTGCGGCCGGTTCTACTGCTGGTTCTGACATCGATATTCCTTCCATTTGATCCATCGCGGATCGTGACCCTACTGGCGTCGCGCCAGCGGGAAAATTGGGGTTAGATCCATCCGTAGAGGCTCAGCAGACGCTTAGCGTCCGCCTGGCCCTTGGCTACTTCGTAGATCGTTTCTGGCATCATCCGAGGGGATTTCAGCCGGGTCGCGTAGCGGTTCGAGTTACCGGAACGCTTGCGCGCCTCGCCCTGAGCCTTGACGTACTGGGCTTTACTCATCTGCGAGTAGGCGTAACCGCGGCGCGTGGTGCCTTCAGTGGTGTACTTGATGTTTCGACCGTGGACCTGCGCGGACCTAACGCCACCACTCTTGCGGTAGGCGTTGATGATCTGGTTCAGATCCGCACCGTCTCGCATGGCACGGGCGTTCGCTTGCGAGCCCATCAACTTCACCTGAGCCGACTCATCCAGCGAGCCAAAATAGGCATTCGGATCAACACGCACGTCATCGGCAATGGATTCGCTGGATGGGATATTGCGGCAGTCACATTTTGGATGACGAAGGAACGCCTCACTGTCGCCGCTCGTTTTCCCGGCCAGGATTACGCACCGACCACAGGAGGGCGGATTCAGCATCCGCACCCAAAGCTTGACCTTGCGGGAGTTGCCGGCCACCTTCTCCGCGGAACGCCCCGTGTCTGAAAGCAGCGTGCCAGTTGCGCTAGTGAGCCACTGACTGGACATCGAAAGAGCTTGCGGAACTGAATACCCGTTACCCACTGCGGTCTTCGCGTGGATCACTGACTCGTAGAGCAGTGTTGAGACCGGCAGCCCGTCGCCCGCGGTGCCCACGTACATCTTCGGGGCTGACTCATAGAGCGGTGTCCGTGGAATCGTTAGCCCGGACTCTTCCATGACGTTCGGGATATACGCGAGGGCACCTTTGGCGATGCGCTCCTGCGCCGTGAACGCGGCTTCCAGTAGCTTCGGTTCGATCAGCGCATAGGAGGCGTCGAAGTTGTCGCCCATGCGCCGCCACTGCCGCTGAACTAGCGACAGGGCGGCCAGGATCTCCTTGCGCTGAGCGTTTGCATACTCAGTCGCCGATTGTGGCAGGGATTGCAATGCCATCAGCAGCCACATCCTTATCCGCCAAGCTGGCCAAGTACGGATCCGCGTTCTCGGCGTCCCAGTAAGCCCGCTCCTTCGCCTTGCGAGGCTCAGAGAACCCGAGCTCATCCCAAGTGCCTTCGCGGGACAGGATTGGGCCGCCGCCGTGCAACTTAGTCAGTGCATCGGCCTTCTGTGCGAACGTTGGCGTGCCGGGGTCGAACCATTCGGTCTTGATCTGGTTCGCCAGAGGCCATTCGCCGGTACGGAATCGCTCGACAATGCCCTGCACCCAAGCCCAGCCGTCGCCAATGGTCGAGTTCTTATCCTCGACATTCAGCACGAGGCGGGATTCGTCGGCACGAATGGCGCCCTCAGCAGCCGGATTCACACTATTTTGGCCCAAATACCGCAAAGGGAGGCCAGTGACCGACGAAACGTTCTCCGCCTGCATCTTGATCGTGTCGTGGAAGTTTTTCAGATCCGCGCCGTCAAACTGACCGAACTTCGCATCGGAATTACCAGTGGCCCAGATGGCACCTTGGTACGCTTCCCAAACGGGCAACGGTTTGCCATCCTGACCAACAAAATCACCCTGGGATAGGCCTGCGACGAAACGTCTCGGGATGGCAATAGTCTCGCCGGCGACCTGCATGTTCAGCAGGGTCCGGCCGACAATTTCAACGTGTGGGATGACGTCCGCCATCTCAGTTTCGCCCGCCCATTCACCAGTGAGACGCCGATTCAGGAACATCACAATAGGAACGCGCCCCAGGTTGTGGTCGTCCCGGTCGGACTCAGCCCAGGCGCCGGATACTCGCTCATACCAAGCCGTGGAGTTCGGAAGGTACAGGGTCGCGTAGACGGGCTCCGGATCGTCCGCGGTGCCGCCGTACAAACGCAGCGCAGAGCTAATGCGACGATTCCGTGAGTCCACCAGTGCCGTAAGTTCACGCGGCGACTCAACCGTGACCAAAGGGTGCTTGGGATCCTCTTCGTTCGCCCCTACGCACACAAACCCGCGTCCATAGATCAGGACGTCCTTGTGAAGTAGCGCAGATTCAGAGTCCAGGTTGTTCGCGGCCCAGTTCTCCTGCAGAACAACATTGGCCTCCGCCTCACCGGGAAGGATGAACGACTTCACCTTCTGGCGTTGAGCAATGGAGTCCACGGCCACACGGTTCCAGTTCAAAACCGCTTCAAACTGGCGCAAGTTCGGCGGCACGGCCAAACCGATATGCGTAAGAGTCTGCAGGCCCTTGTAGTACTTGAGATTCAACTCATCGGCCGTCGAAAGAGAGCCGGCCAGCTCAGTGTGCTTCGCAAAAAGCGATTCAATATTAGGCGACAAGGCCATGTTGCCCCCTAACGGAACACGAAAACTCGTTTATCGGTCTCTTCGCCCCACCCATTCGCCCGCGCATCAGACGCGGCCTCATGGGCAAGGATGGAACTCATGACAATGTCGATCTTTTGGTGATTGGTCGGCTTGTCCAGGGTGTACTTCTGACCCGGACGCGCCTTCTTTCGGGCATTGCCGAAAGCGGTTTCCGCGAGAGGGCAACCGTCATGCTCAATACGCTTCTGGGCTAGATCGACCTCGAAGCGGACAATGGCCGCGTGCATTCGATTGATTGAGTTCGTCGGCCACGCCTGCGCATTGTCCTCACCGTGCTTCTGCTGCCACTCGTCAATCTCGGTAGTCCAGCCGTACGGGTCAAAGTAGCCAAGCCGCACCTTGAAGACACTGAATAGCTCGTCAACCGCTGCAGCAACCTCACTGCGCGGAATCTCGCCGCCCCACTCATCCGGATTCCAGACCATCGGGCGCCTATCTGGTCCATAGCGCGGTGTGAACTGGAATCCGTCGATAGTCTCGCCACGAATAGCGGTCCAATCGTCGTTTATGCTCCCGTCCATACCAAGCGCAATGCGTGTGCCGTCAGGCGGGCTTGGAAGCCAGATCTTCTGCTGCGTAAGCTGCATCCCACAACCCATCCTTCAGCCACGAACCCATGCCGTGAACGATGCGGTTACCGTAGAAACGTTCAGCCTGAGCCGGATCTGTTTCCATGAGCTCCGCGGCCTCAGCCTCAATAGCATCAAGATCAACCCACGGCGAACCCTTATATACGTAGGCGTGGATTCGGCGCCGCTCACGAGCATTCTTATAAGACAGCTCGGTGGACGGCTTGCGATAGAACTTGTAGATATCCAGAGAGCGAGACTCATAGGTACGCTGAGCCGTCGAGTTCTCTGCCGGATCCCAAGGGTTGGTCCACTCAATCGAGCGGCCGCCCATGCCGGCTAGGCCTCGACGCATCGTCTCAGCGACTCGAACCATCTTGTTCTGGACCGTATAGATTCCAGTCTCATCAAAGTTCGCGAAGTTGATCGGGTTACCCAAGCGGGACTGAGCCGAGCTAGTAACAGCCTCGATCTTCCCGTCATTCGGCAACCGAACGAACTGCTCACCCGTCTTCATGAACGCATCCAGTGGCCCAGAACGAATCATGGCCTGCAGTGGACGGTAGACGTTATCAACCTGCTCTTCGGAAGTCGCCACCAACTGAATCAGCGACGTGTTCCGCGGAATCCCCATCGCGTCCCCAGGCTCATACTCATAGATGAACCCACAACCGCAACCGTGGTCCCTGCAGTCGTAAACCTCGCCACCCTCAGCCCAACCGCCAAAGACGATGGGACCAGCAGCTTCCAGCGCAGTCAACGCTGCAGCAAGCGGACCCTTGCCCGTCTTCTGCGGCGCAACAACCTGAGAACGGCGATACGTGAACGCCGGTGCCAAAAGGATTCGATCAGGATTCCACTTGGCAGACCGCTTCACCCTGTAGTGATTCAGGATGATCTGCAGCTGCCAATCAGACGGAATGAACGGCCGCCCCTTGTCGAACCCATCAGGGACCGAGCAGTGCGCCTCGATCCAATCAGCGCCTAGATACCCAAGGGTTTCCGCCTCGGCGAAGTTGACAGCAAACTCATGCGCCGTCATCAGGCACAACCGACAAGCGGCCACGAGAACTCGCGCGCTTCTTCACTGCAGGCCCCGCAGAAGCTACAGGAGAATCAGAAGCTGGCATCTGCCACTGCAGACGCTTCAAGCCGGCCGTGGACAGTCCCAGAAGCTCCTGATACTGCTTCACCAGGGTTCGAGTGTTGCCTGCAGCCTCCGGCTTCTCAGCCTCAACAAGATAGCGAGTATAGAGCGCCACCTCATCCTCCAGCCCAAGTCGCAGCCACTCGGTAGCCTGTGGCTTGAGCCACAAGCGAGCCCACACGGTGGACTCACGGTCAGACTGATCCATCAAAGGCCACTCAGGAACAACACCCGAAGGCTTAGAAAGGGTCAACCACACATCGTCATGCTTGCCCATAGCCGCATTCAGCGAGTTCGGATCAAGCGGACGACCGGCGTTGCCACGAGCACCACCAGAAGCCATGAACAGCACCACCTAAACGCCGAATCGCTCGGCAAAATATCCGATCGCATCGCGCTTTCGGAAGGGTTTTGATTATGGAAAACTTCTTACTGACCTCCCCGGCGGGTTTGCTGGAAAGGCGCTTTGGTCCCCCCGGGTGGGGTGATTGTTGGTACAAAGTTTGATACACGGCATGCTACAAAGTTGCTTGCTTCAGCGGTAGAGCGCGGAGGACTTTCCGGCTGCGCTGAGGTTGCATGGGGGGCACTCTGGGCCGCGGATGATCGTGCGGTCGTTGTCGTCGTGGCCGAGGTGGAATGCGGCGCCAGGCTCAAGTGGTTTGCTGCATCGCCAGCAGTCAACGAGTCCAGCGTCAACGAGTGGTTTCCATTGTTTGCGGTCGCGTTGGAACTCTTTGCCGTAGCCTCGTTGCTTCTTGCTGCCTCGTTGCTTGTCGTGTTCGCGGTTGTGTTCGGTGCAGTAGCGGCCGTCTGCTGTCTTGATGCAGTTGGGCTTGGGGCAATTGCGCTTCATGGCCATCGCAATCACCTCGTTACGTGTGTTGGTAGCGGCTCGCTCGCTCGCATCGACTGTTGGTCGAGGGCCGCTACCAAGTCTTCGGCGCACGTGTGGAAGTCCGTGCGCCTTTGAGGTTCCCGCGGGAGTCGAACCCGCGTGCATGGATTTGCAGTCCATTACCTGGCCGCTCGGTCAGGGAACCATGCCGCGCCATGCGGTTGAGTAGCTGGCGTCCCAGCATCCGCATGGCGAAGGTGTGGCAGCAGTAGGAATCGAACCTACCGTGGACCGGTTTACAGCCAGCCCTGGCACCTTGCCTCTTCTACTGCCTTGCCTGCCAGCGCCCGTTGCCAGACGCTTACGCAGGGACTTTCACGCTAGGCGCTACTTGTCGTGGGATGCCCGGTATCGAACCGGCTGGAGTCCCGACCGGATGCGCTTGGCATCTGGCATTCGCTCATCCCTACGTTCAGCCGCTCATGTCAGCCAAACTATTTAGTTGTTCCATCCAGCAGGTCCGGTTGCGTGGAGTTCCGGTGTCCTTCATGCGCTTCTATGTTCGCGTGTTGACTGGTTGGTTCTTGCCCTGGCGATTGCGCCGTTGGGTAAGTGGTGTGCCTGTTGTGTTGGCTGGCTGAGATAGCAGGGTTCGAACCTGCGCGTTCCTCATTAACAGTGAGGCGCTCTGCCAACTGAGCTATATCCCAAGGTTGATCCGTGTCGTGGATCAGTCGGCCTCTGTCTCTCGACTGTGGCGTGCGTCTTGAGCCTGACGCGGGCAGATATGTGGCCGCCTTTCAGCGAGCTTCTATCTGGTGTGGCAGGTGTGCGTCGGGGAGAATGGCGCCGACTTGCGTGTGCGTGCACGCCTTGGTTCCGCTGTTCCCGGGAGTTAGTCGGGCGGTGACCTTGACCTTGCCCGTTTCTGGGCAATAAAAAAGGCCGATCCGAAGATCAGCCTGGAAACTTCGATACGTATCCGAAGTTGTCTCAAGATTAACACCTATGCGGCGAGGGATGCAACCAGCCATTTCATCGACTCGTTCTCCCAGTGAGCACCACATCCCCGGCAGTTGGCAGTCCACTCGCCGATAGGCCTCAGGTCCTTGCCGCCTCCAGGTTCATAGCAACTGATCGCAACGCACGTCTCGCGCTCAGGTCCATGGACTACCTGCTGGCAACTCGGGCATGGCACTCCATCCAAGCGTCGCACTCGGACTGGTCGCACCATGCTCTCGATGGAGTCGCACCACTCCATAAAGATCCGCTCGAACCATGCCTCGAAGTCGGCCGGGTGATCATCCTCGGCAATCTTGTTCAGCAATCCCTCAAGCGTTCCAAAGAATCGCTCATCGTATCGCCGATGGTGATCCTCGCCGACCATTCGCTCAATGCTGGTCAATAGCTCCAGTGCTGCCGAGTTGAGCGGCAACGGCTTCCCTGTCGCGCTCTTGTTGCGGTCAAGGTCCCCACTTCCAGTGATTGCAGACCGCAACTCAGTCAGCAAGCTCGGGACGGTGGACAGCTTGCCGTCGGGCGTGAACTCGGGTCGCTCTCGGGTGAGCCGGTAGGCGTACTGCGCGATGCTCAAGATTGGTCCTTCCTGTTGCCGGTGAATCCCATGCGGTATTCGGCGGGTGGTCGGTGTTGTTGGTGGAGTTCGGCTGGTTCCATGCGTCCGTCGAGTTCGGTGGTGGTGAAGTTGTTGCCTTCGGGGATGGGTTCTTGTTCAAACCCTTTGGCTTGGGCGTCTGCTTCGAGCCGGGTGCAGACTGCGTTGTAGAGCCGCCTCATGAGTTCTTCCTGTCTGGGTGGTCCACGCGCAGCTGTCCATCACCTGCTGGTGGCTTGTTCTTGGTCCTCGTGTAGGCACGTTCCATGAGTGGGTATGGGATGAGGCCTGTGAGGTTTGATTGGCCGGTTCGTGCAAGGTCGATGCCGGCTCGGATGAGTTGGGCTTGGCGTGTGGTGCGGATCCTCATGGTTTTTCTCCGATCGTGTATTGGACTTCGACGTGTACGGGGCTGATTTCGACGTCGTTGGCGTGGATTTGGATGCCGAAGTTGGTGGTGTTGGGGAGGAAGGTTCCGCGGTGCCTACTGGTGCGTCGGAAGTATCCTGTGGTGCCGGTGGGGAGTACGTCGTCATCGAGGTGGATGGGGCGTGTTAGGTGGGCTTCGTGCCAGGCGATGCGAATGTCGCCGTGGTCGAGGATGCGGTCTGGGTTCATGCTTGTGCCTCGGCTTTCGTTCGGGCGCGGTACTTGGCGCTGGCCACGGTGTTTGCGGTTCGGCACTCATCGCACGCCGATGCTGCCCCGCCTTCGCGCAGGTGCCGAAGGTATCCGGCTTGGGTGCCACATGGCGCAACCTTGTGGTGCTTGCGTTTGGTGCGGTTTTTGTTCGCGTAGAGTTCTCGACGCTGCTCATTGCGTGCTTCCCTGCACGGCTCGCAGACTGGCGTATTGTCGGCCACGTGCTTTCGGTAGCCCGCTGGTGTTCCGCATTTGACGCGGGACCGTGGCTTCTTGGACTTGGGGCGTGGTTTTGCGGCGGATAGGGCTTCGGACTTCTGCTTGGTCGTGGGTGTCGCTATGGCCTCGACGGTTCCGGCTTCATCTTTGGCTTTCCAGCTCTTGCACCATTGGCAAGCGGGTTCATTGGCTGAGCGGTGTGCCCGCCAGCCGCGTTCGGTGCCACAGTGGGTCATCGTGCTGCTCCGTCTGCTTGTACTTGCCAGTTGCGCGCTCGTGATCGGTTGCGTTCGGCGAGTTTGCGTTGTTGGCTGATGAACTTCTTGTCGGCGGGTGTGGGGTTGTTGGCTTCGAGGGTGGCGATTTGTGTGAGGATGCGTTGTTCAGCAGCGCGGTAGTTTTCGGCTTGGCGGGTTGCGTGGGTTTGTTCCGGGGTCATGGCTTGCGTCCGTTCTTGAGTAGTGGTCCGGCTCCGGTGTAGGCGATGGTGGCGATCTTGATTGCTTGGCGTCGTGCCATGTCGAACTCGGCTTTGAGTTCCGCGTAGATGGGCGTTTCTGCGAGCGGAGTGGGTGCGGACTTTCGTGCGGTTTGCGCCTTCACCATTTGTCGGCATTGGGCACATTCGATGCGGTCAGCTTGAATCTTCACGGGGTCACGTCCTCGTCGTAGTGGGGTGCTCGGGCTATGCGTAGGAGGGTCTGTGCGCGGCGGTCGATGGCTTCGGGGTCGCTTGACCATGTGTCGCCGAGCGGCGCCCAGTAGTAATTCGCGTGATGCATGAGCATGGCGTCGCATCGTGCGGATTCGTATTCGGCGGCGAGTTCGACGCTGGTGAGGCGCTTCTCTTTTGCCATTCGGTTCGCTGCGGCAAATGTGATCCGCGTATCCCGAGGCAGTTTGTAGCCTGCGGGGAACGTTGGGTCGAGCGGGTACGCGGTGAGTTCGAGCGGTTTCATGATGGCTCCTTGAGTGCTTCGGTCTTGGCGTGTTCTTGCGCGTAGGTGATGGCTTCGGCGTGGGTGGTGAAGTCGTCCAGGATGAGTGCGCCACGGGCGACGTACCAAAGCCCGTTGCCTGGGCGGAATACTGCTAGTCGCCCAGCCCTTACGTGCTCTGCTGATTTGATGAGTGGCGTCTTGCTCATTTCTTGCCTTCCTTGACCACGAGCACGATGATTTCGCCGCGGGTGAGGTCGTGTTCACCGGGGATCGAAACGGTGATTTCGGTGGTGTTCATGAAGGTTTGGTAGCTGGTGCGCTCGACCCGGGCACGAATTTCCTGGCTCATTTCCTCAGCTCCGCGAGTGTGCGAGTGAGGTCCATTGATGCGCGGCGTAGCGATCCTGTCTGTGCTGAGCCGTAGCTGTAGTCATGCGGCTGGGGGCCTGCTTGTGGGCGGGGCTCATTGATGCCCTGCTCTTGCCGGTAGGTGTTCCGTTCGTCGCGGCGTTGGCTCTCGGCGTTGAGCTGGGATAGTGCCGCGTTACCTGCCTTGATGAATCGGCTGGCTTCGGCCTGTGCTGCGATGATCTTTTCTCGGGTCATGCTCATGGTGCTTCTCCTTGGGTATGCGAAAGGCCACAGAATCGTTTCTGCGGCCTCGGTTTGGTTTTGTGGGTGGAAGTGCCACTTGGGCACTGCGGACGCGCTGGCAGTTAATCCATGGCGCTAGAAACGGGTGCTATGCGGATATGCGCGCCGGTAACGTTCGTTGCAAAAACTTTCTCGGCTTCCCAACGAACAATCCGTGAATCATTCTTGATAATCCCGGACTGTTCCAAACCATCCCCAGTGCTTCTGAGAAGTTTGTCCAGATCGAAGGGGGTCGCTGGATGATCTTTGAACTTCGGGCGAGCCGGACGCTGAACATAAAACGTCACTACGCACACCAGCGGACAATCCAGCGCTGCGTTACTTCCACGAGCCAATACCGCGTTGTTCTTCACCGCGCGCCGCCATGCTGGTAAGCCTTTTGCTGATTCGATCATCGTTCCACCGCCAACATGCCGCTTCGATCCTTGGCCGGTCGGTGTGCCAATCACAAAAAAGTCATACATGGGTTTCTCCTTGGTTTTGGGCATGAGTAAAGCCAGTACGCGGTGTACTGGCTTAGGGTGCGAATGGTTCTGGTTTGCGGTCGTTGGCTAGCTGCCAGTCCATGAGCTGGATTCCTTGGCGGGCTAGGTCTGCGCGTCGATCATCACGACCTTTGGCGTATAGCCGATCCCATTCTTCGGAGTTGCGAGCTCGGTAACTGCTTGGATCTTTCACGCCAGCTGGTAAAGCTTTCTGCGCGGACTGCACAGCTTGGGCTCGGTCAGTTTCCTCGCTGATGATCCGGCGAATGATCGTTGCATCGACGGCCGGGCGGTCACGGTTCGGCGGGGCGGGGCGCATGTAGTGCAATTCGATTGCGGCATGGATCGCGTCAAAGCTTTTACCGACAAGGGTCTTGATCCAAAGGCTTAGCGTTGGCGGGTTCATCTGGATTCGTGGGTCAATGCCATTGGCAAGGGCGATGCACGTCTTAATTTCTTCTGTGCGTTGGTCTTGGTAGCTCATACGGTGATTTCTTTCGGTGCGAACGGGTCATGGTCTAGGCGTGGGGCGGGGCCGCTCATGGCTTCGTATCCGGCGCGCATTCGGTCGGTGGATCGGTTGCCGGTTCGGGGCGCGTTTTCGCTTGCTCGTCTGATCCAGTTGCGATAGGTCGCGTTCCAGTCGAGCTTTACGCCTTTGGCTCCGGGTTGCGCTGCCCAGTAGTCAGCGAATTTGCGGTGCTCCATTTGCTGATCGACTAGTGGGCATTCTTGGGCCATGGCGGTGATTAGGTCGCCGTCTGGCATCCATCCATCCGGGATTCTTTGCCCCCGTTTTTTCTTGGCGGGCGGAGCTTGCGACGCTTCTTCATATGTATCTTTAGATACATGGTCGGGTCGGGTCGGGTCGGGGGCATCGGTTTGCCATTCCGTTGCCATGGGTTTGCCATGCGATTCGTGGGTTTTGCCATTGCGTTTGCCATCCGACTTGCCTTTACTTTCCTTGGCCCAGCGAGCAGCCGCGCCCGCTTTGCCCGCGTCAGACCGGGCTTTTTGAGTGGCCTTCCGCTTTTCTTTCTCGGCTTCGGCGTCAGGCTGGAAGTCTGCCCAGTCGTGGAACTGAAAACCGCCCTCAACGGCGTCCCAAAGCCCTGCTAGTACGAGCGCATCGGAGTCGCATGGATTTGCCATTGCGTTTGCCATAGCGTTTGCCATATGTGCAGGTATGAACCCATTGGTTAGCTGCGCTGATGACCACGAACCGGCGCGCACCCACAGGCCCATGGCGGAGTTTCCAGCAAGCATCACCTTTGAATTGAATGCAAGCTGATCGTCTACTTTGAACCAAGCCACTTAGGACACCTTCCAGAAATCTTGTATTGGGATACTGCGGAACACGTCGATGGTCACGGGCTCAGTGCCACGGCCGCGCACAATTGCCATGCGCTCAGTCGCGACGTTCCACGAGGGCCTTTCCTCGGCAATGGCTAGGGCTTCGACTAGGCGGGCGGTGCGGAGGTCTGGGAATGTGTCCACGTCAACGGTTGCGGCCAGTGGGAACCACGGCCGATGCTCATGCTTATGTTGTGGCACGCGGCTAAACGCATTCCAGCTACACCCGACGTATAGCAACGCGCCGGTTGCGTCGTAGATCCGGTATACGTCATGCGGTTTATTTGTTAGATTTCGGCGGCGTGCCATCTATGGCCGTCCTTTCATCATTTGTTGTCGTCGTTCTCGGGCTATTACTTTTGCGTCCTTTTCGACGCGTGCCAGGAGGGTGTTGCGTTCGCGGCGTAGTAAGCGGTGTAAGCGTGTTTGCTCTTGTTGTAGTGCCGCCTTGAGGTGGTCGGGCACTACAGGCTGTCCATGCACGGTGGTCAAGGCGGCTCCTACAGTGGGGTGTGCCGCTCGGCTTGGGAGGGTCGAGCGGCACCCGGTTTTGGGTATAAAAAAAGACCGCGTGAACGGCCTCGGGGGTTATTGGTTGTTGATGAGGTTTTGCCGGATCGCGGTAAGAATCATGCCGTCAAGTGTTTGGCGGTGCTGATCTTTGGCTTCGGCGTAGTCGTGATCGCGGGGGTGAACATCCAGGTCACCGACTGCTAGGGTGCGCGTGTTTTGGTCGAGGTCTTGTTGCTCGTGGATGAGCTGCAAGACTTCTTCGACACCCTGGCACGTTGGCTCACGACTCCCATATGGGTGGGTGATGTTCCAGATACTTGCTCGTGCTCGGAGTCCTTGAGGATGGTTTGCATCATCCCCAAAGACCCCGTAAAGGTTGCTACAGATCGCGAGTAAACGGCGCTCCATCATGGCCTGCGGAGACTCAGGCAAGCTCACGACTGCGCCCTGTCTTCCAGCTCAATGATCCGATCAATCGCACGCTGGAACGCCGCAGTGGACCGATCATATGATCCAAGCGAGTCGCCCCGAAGCTCATTCATGACCTCATTCCGGCGACTGGTCAGCTTCTCCAACGCGGCGGCTTCCTTGGCCTTGGCAGCCTCGATTCCGACTTCATCCTTGAGTGACTGCGCGACATGCTCCAGCGCCTCGGCGGTGCCGTTCTGGTAGCTGGAATGGTGTGTCGGGACGACGCCCGCCGCTTCGAGGATGGCAAGGGCAAGTGCGGGGGCATCGTCAGTTGAGAGGCAGAATCCTCTAGCTCCACTGGCTTCACACTTGATCAACAATCGAACGTGCCCGAACAGCCTGTCTATATGTAATGACCGAGAGCGTTCTGTGGATGATTTGAAGGTGCTCATCGTGTTCTCTTTTCTATGTGGTTGATTCGGGATATTGCGGTGTCGGCGGTGCGGTCTGTGTGGCCGAGCTTGTTCGGGGTTTTGGTGGCTAATCGGTCGGCTTCGATGTGGCAGTGGCAGCCGTCAGGTGTGTTGAGCCAGCCGAGGATGACTGGATCACGGCAGATAAGCCACGGCGGCGAACCTTTACAAGTCGTGCAGCAAGTCATGCGGCGGGCTTTCGGAGGTAGAGTGCGCCTTCTGGTGGGATGCCACGTTTACGGCGGTCTGCTTCAAAGCGTGCCCGCTCAGCAAGTAAAGCATCGGACGCCTCACCAGTGCCCCGAGGTTTTCTCGGCACGATTTCACGTCCCGATAGTGCTGCTCGGTAGCATTGCCAGCACATCTCTTTATTCGCGGTACTGATGGTGCCTGGATGGTCTTTTGCGAGTGTTCCGTACGGTCTCATAGCTCGGCTGCATCTCGCACAATTCAGCGTGCTCATAGGGAAGTCCTTTCGAGGTTGGTGTGTGTCGTCCTGCCCCCAAGCAAGGACGACACACACGTTTGGGGTTGGGGTGGGGTTACTTGATGATTCGCGGAACAGTAACCGGTGGATTGATCAGCATCCGCAACGCATAAACCGGCAACACCAGCTGCCAGTACGTGAGCCCAAACTCCGGGAACCAAACCGCAACAGCCCACCAAACAAACAGGACTCGAACCGCGAGCCCGAAGAACTGCGTGAAGATCGCAATCACGACCTCATCAGCGGACTTCTTAGGCTGAACAATCTCGGCCTTGATGTAATGCTCTGACATAATGTGTGCCTTTCTTGGGCATAAAAAATGCCGCCACGATGGACGGCTAAATGGGTTGCCTTGTGAAATGTTTTACAAGGCGGTGTACTTGTGGCTAAAAGGGTGGCTCATTGGTCTGTGGTGCACCCCAGCCGCCGGACGGGTTGCTGGCGGGTGCGTTCCAGCCTCCCGACTGCTGGCCACCGAAACCGCCCTGCTGCTGCTGGCCGAAACCACCGCCCGCGGGGGGCTGAGTGGACTGCTGCGCCTTCGGGATGATGCCAACCACGTCCGCGATGCAGTCAAGCGAGGATCCCGGCGTGCCGTTGTTGTCGTAGGTGCGCGTCTCTTCGCGACCGATCACCACAACCTGCTGCTTGGTGCCATCCTGGATCGTCTCTGCCAGCGCCTCGGCACGCTTGCCGAACACCGTCACGGAACGCCACGTCGTGCCCGTGTCCTCGAACTGGTTGGTCTGCTTGTTCATCCTCGAGTGAGACTCGCCGACACTGAATGAGAACCGCGGCTTGCCGTCCTGTGAGAACTGGAGTCCGCGGACCTTGCCGACATTGCCGTGAAATGCGACCTGTGCCATTAGTTCTGCTCCTGCTTGTTGCTGTGGATTTCTTGGGTGGTGACGGGCGCGACGGGGAACGCTTCGTCGGGGGTGATCTCGCCGTTCATGAGCGTCTGGAAAGTGACCTCGAGGCGTCCAAGGTCGGTACCGGTCCACTGCTCGAGCGTCCGGCCAACCTTCGCCTCGAGCTGGCCGCGAGTGATTCCGTTACCCTCGAACGCGCCAACCGCTTCCGCGATCGACTGCTCGAGCGTCTTGCCCGGGGCCGGCGCGGCGAGCGTCTGCTGGCACAGCGCCTTAGCTTCCTCAGTGAAAGCAACCGGCAACACCGTAGCAATGCACTCACGAACTGCTCGAGCACCAGTGTTCTGGTTGTTCAAGTAAATGTCGCCAAGATCAACTAGCTGTTGACGGGAGCCTCGTGCCATGCGTGCATGAGGCACGATGAATGACCGCGTAGACCTGACGTTGGTTTCAACATCCCACGCGAATGCTTGGATCTCACTCTCCCCCTTCACATCGTCTCGAGACAGCTCTTTCACGCCGTAATCGATGTTCCCAACGATGCGGGCAAGTTCGCGCATCAGGTGAACCGTTGGGCCGGTGCCACGCTTCGGCACATCATAAAACGCCTGCTTTGCCATCGCCGGGTTACTGCATGCTTCACGCATGGCAGCCGTAGCTCGCACCATATCCCTCGGGAACTGGCGAGCAACAGTAATTGCACCCTGTACCTCGGCAATAGCACGTGAATGCTCAACAGCGGCTGCTTGCGAACCGGGCTGATGCATGGGCTGAACTTTATTAGGCTGCGTCAAGAAGATCGTCTCCTTCATAGTGTGCGTAAACGGGCAGCTCGACTTGAGTCACGCCGGGGTAGAACGGCCATTCACCGGTCTCGAGCGAGTGCTTGAATTTGCGACGTGCAAGCTCATTCAGTGCGCGGCCAAGCTCAATATCTTTCGGGGAAAGCTGAACGACGCTCGAGGCGTACGGGGCTGTTTTTTCCTGAACAATAAAGACCATCTTCACGTTATGGTGAATGCCCAGAATCGGCAGTGTGTCCTCATACCATGCTGCTTGCTGGTGGTACCGGAACTTAGCTGCGTCTCGAGCGAACTTACGCGGGTTAGCGGTTGACCCGGTCTTGTAGTCCGGGATGATCAGCCGCTTACTTGCATCAATCTCAGGGAACCAGTCGAACCGAGTGCGGCACTCGATCCCGGTCACCGGGTCAGTGAAGAACGCCGACACTTCAGGCTGTCCGGCCTCGAGCAACGCCATTGCATCCACGTTGTTCCGGATAGCTTTAGCCATTCCACGAATGTCCACAAGATCCCGCTCGAGCATCGGGGTGAATCCCTCGAGGCGTGCTTCGTCTCGAGCAACCTGTGCGTCCTTCTTCTTGTAGTCCGCGAAGTCAAGAACCTTCACAGTCCGAAACTCTCCCTCGAGGATCAGTTCGTGAGCTGCTGTGCCAGCATCGAAAACGCCCTTGTGCTCTGGGTTGTTCTGCTTGTACCGGAAGTTGCCCAGTGAGTCCTCGAGGATGGACTTAGCACCGGATGCGCTCAGTACGTCTGACTGCGCGTGGTACTGGGCGTTGCTTATCTGGTCGGCTGCGTACAGCCCAGATGCGTAGGTCATTCTGCTTCCTCTACGAATCCGGCGATGTGCTTGATCAGCTTTCGTGACTTCGAGTCCATGCGATCAACGATGTAGCTGATCTGCATGTCAAGGCTTCCGTTGGGGCTGCTTGTCATTCCGGCGGCGAATCCGTTGAGCAGTTCGGCTTGTACGTCGCTGTTGCTGTTTCCGTAGTCGAAGCCAATGTCTCGTGCGTATCGTTCGTTTGCGGTCGTGATTTTCTCGCTCATGGTTGTTTCTCCTTCAATAAGAATGGCGCTAACGGTTGTTAGCGCCTTGTGCGTTTTTGGTGGGAAATATTCCCGGTGGGATAGCTGGGTTTTGGTGGTGGTTTTGGTTTCTCAGTGAGCTGAGCAAGAGTGCCTGGATACTTATTCATCGGTCACCAGCCTGTCAGCACGAGCGCGGAGCCAGTCAGTGACGCGTTGCCCGTTGCCGATCTTGACGCGTGCGTTGCCCTGGATGACGTTGAGCCAGTCGCCGGTCTGGAACTTGTCCGCGGCTTCCCGTAGCGCCTCTGCTTTGGCTTCGTTGCGTACCTTGGCAATAGCGCGGTCAAATTCTTCCCCGCCTGTCAGGCGTCCGGTCTGTACGGTCGTTCCGTCGCAGTACCGGCCACGGATCTGGTCAAGGCTCGGCGTGTGGTCACTCATCGTTGCTCCTGTAGGGGTTGGTGAACTGTGGGCCGTCTTCACCCTCAGCGTCTTGGCGCTTGCCGTCGTTGAATCCTTCATGCCACGCACTCGCATTCGATGACGTGACCACCGGGGCCAACGCGGCGGCAACATGGGCTTGATGGAGCGCCCGCTGCTGATAGTCACACTCGGCAACGAAACGCTCTCCGCAACTGCACTTCATGACACCCGAATCGCTCCAAGGCCGCTTAGCCACATGCTGGGCGAGTACTTCCGCGATCCGGGTTTCAAGGGTGGGTGTTGGTGTTGTGCGTCCGGAGCCGAGGAAGTCCCGCAGTTCTTCCATGGTGGGGATGGTTGCGGCCTTGTCAGCAGCGGCAAGCCATCGGCCCATCTGTCGGCGATAAGCCTCGATGCCGTTGTTCAGCGTCGGGAACTCGGCGCGGAAAGCTTTTGCTGCGGCTTCGATGCGTGGGTCTACATGGTCAGTCATCTTGTGCTTCCTTCGTGATGGTGATTCGGATAGTCGGGATAAGCCGGAACGCATACGCAAGGGATAAGCCCAAGACCACGAACGCCCACGGCTCAAAACCGTTGAAGAGATAGGAGGTCATTAGCGTTTACCGTGCCCGTAGCGAGCAATGCGAGCCCTGAGCGCCGCATCCTCATCGGCCCACCGCTTGTACCTGGCCTTGGTCTCGGCGCGGTATCGGGCATTAATAACGAGCATGTAGATCGATACAGCGATTCCGAACAGCGAGAACAACCATCCCCACGATCCAACGAGGATGCACCAAACGGCGATGGTGAGATTGAGAGCGAGCAAGAACCATGAGAAATAGCGCATTAGAACAGTTCTTTCGGGGTTTCGGTGGATGCTTCGATGAGGCGTGTGCGGATCCGGTCAAGACCCTTGCCAGTGATACGGGTCTGCGGGTTGTTGCTGAGTTTCTTCTCGCCCGTTTCCTGGTCGGTATACGTCTTGGCCTTCTCGGTCAGGGTTTCCGCGTCGATCTGCGTCTGATAAGCACGAATCGAACGAACCTTGCCCTTCTCCTTCTCTTCAGGAGTTGCCGGTGGACGGAATGCCCACTTCCAATCCATGAGGATCTGAGTGAGCTTCGGGCCACTGATAGTCACGCCACCTTCCGCGCTGATCACCTTCGCCGCATCACGGAACGACAGGGAACCAGATGAAGACACAAGGTCATCCCACGCATCGGCCTTGGGCGCTAGGACTGCGATGTGCTGGTCCTTGGCGGCAATCATCTGCTGCGCTTCGACAACCGCGAGGGCGAGCAGTGCGGGGCCGGTGGGGAGTGCCTGGACCTGAGTCTCAGCGACACGCGTCTGAATCGCGAAGTAAGCCTGAGCATTGGCAACCTCGACCTTGCGGGGGTCGCCGTTCATCGCAACGAGATAGCAGGCAAGACGCGGCATGAAGAAATCTTCGCGAGGTCGCCCGCCTGACTTTTCAGGGTTGACCCTGAAAAGGTTGTGTCGGTCATGGCCCTGCGCTTCGGCTGAAAGGATCGCTCGGCTGATTGCCGGGGTGAACTCGTTCCAGCGGGGGTAGCCCATGATCAACATGAGGTCGCGGGCCGACCAGAACTCCAGCCCGTCCGCGTCAGTGCGCTTAATGCTGTCGAACGGGGACACTGCTGGGGTTGGTATGATGTGGGTATTCAA